CTCCACCACCAGCTCCTGCACCTGCTTGTAGTGTAGTTTGTCCTGCATCTTTTCTTTGTTTATAGTCATATGCAGCAAATAATGCGGTTAGTGCACCACCCATACCTCTAACTCCACCTTTTAAATTTGAACCAACACGTGCACCAAATGCAGGTTTTGCTCCAGAAAGTGCTGATGTAGCTCCTGCTGGTGTACTCATCGGTAATCCTCCTCCTGGTCTTGCTGCCATTATTGCGTTTGCTTGTGGACTTCCAGGTTTATAATATACTCCTCCTTTAGATGCAACATAACCTTGTGATGCTTTGAATGCGTCTGCAGTTGCTTTTGATACAAATTTACCTGCCGCATTATGAACATTACCATGTTTACCAACCATTTTTAATCCGGCAAATTGACTTCCTGTAGCCCCTGCAGCACCTGCACTTGCAGCACCTGCACCTCCAATTCCTGCATTTTTAAGTGCGGTAGCCATTGCCTTACCTAGTATTCTCGGTCCCATAAAAGCCATAACTGCTGCACCGATTAACATAGGTATTGCTGCACCTATACCGATAGCTATTGATTTGGCCATTTCCGTTCTATTCAACGAATTCATTAAATCTTTAAGTCCGGCAGTATTATTTTCTATTGCAACTTGTCTTTGTTTTTCAGCTTCGGATTCCAATAATGTTTTTTGTACGTCTGTCATTGCCGATGCAACTGCTGAACCTATTGCTTTTGCAGATTCACCCGCTTGTTTTGATAATAAAAAGGTTTTATTTCCTACTTTTACTTTTTCACCCTCCAATTCACCTCCCGTTCTACCCGTCCTTGTTGCTATTTTTTGTAATGAATTTAAATCTAATCCACCAGTTGCATTTTTAAGTTGTTCTTGTTGGAACACATTCATTTTTGATGGGTCTAATCCTTGTGCTTTTAGGGCCCTTACCGCTTCTTCGGTTTTTCCGGCTGCGAATAATGCTCTAACTTGTGATAAATCAACCCTTCTACCCAACATTGCTGATAAAGACATTTCGGCTTTAATACTATCTTTATAGTTTAAAACCATACTTCTACCTGCATTTGCTATATCTGTAAATTTGGTTCCTAATGTTTGTGCAAATGTGGCTGCTTTTGCTAATGCAGCAGGTGATTTAAGTTGGTATGATAATGCGTCCTTTGAAGCCTCTGCAACATCCTCCATCAATGCTCCCAAATTAATATTTGCTTGGGATGCCATTGTCCTTAGGCCTTCTTGCATATTAATGGCGGTTTCTTTACTAACACCACCAAGTCTCATAAATGTATCATTAATAGATGCAATTCCTTCCGATGTTTGGCCTGTTCTAGCTGCTAATATTGCCATATCTGCTCCGAATTCACCACTTACATTTGAACCCATTGCAGAAGATGCATCTTTCATCGCCGTTGCAATTGTTTCTGCAGCGATTCCGGCCATTTGTAATTGTGCCGCACCATATCCAACACCACCTAACTTATCACCAAATAATGCCGTTTTAGATGCAGTTTCAAATTCAATACCCATTTGAGTTACTGTATTTGAAAAATCTAATATTGCACTTTCTTTTACAAAATTTCTACCACCAAATATACCTAAAGTTACTTGTTTATTTATTGCATCAATTTCTCCTCTTAAACCTGCAAGTTTTTTATCATAACTTGCAATCGTTCCTAATTTATCACCAAAAAATCCTAAATCATATGCCATTTTTCCAAGTGCGGCACCCATAGCTGCAAATGCCAATGTCAATCCTACTCCACCTTCTGCAGCTTTCATTATAACATCACCCAATTTATCCATAGCAGGTATACCGGTTGATGATATAGTGTCTAATGCAAATCCCATTCCCTCCAAATTCTTTTTACTATTTTCAGCTGCTTTTGCAAGTGCTTGTAATCTATTTTTTTCATCAGTTAATGTTTTTGCTAAATCTTGTCCTGCTTGAGTTGTTTTATCAATTCTATCTATAAAATCTTCTAAACTCTCATAAGCATCAATAACTGAATTATTATATTGAGATGTTGTTATTTGTTGTTTTGCTAATTTTTTTGTAGACTCTGCAAAAGTTTCATTGAATTTTTTGTATGCTGAAGTCGCATTATTAACTTGTTTTTTTAATGAAGAGTCATTTCCTATACTCTTATATACGGTTGCAACAGATGATAATGTTTGCCTTACTGCATCTGCATTACTTTCAAATGCTTGAAATAGTTTACTATCTTTTCCAATAGTAGCTCCTAAACTTCTAAGTTCATCATCTAAATCACCAGAATTTCTAATTGTAGATTCTAATCTTTCATTTAAAGCATTTATAGCGTTATCAAAACGTGTAGTTTCTTGACCCGCTGCTTTTGCAGCATCTCTGAGTCTTTCTAATTCTTCAAGTCTTCTTGTTGATGAACTATTATTTGAACTTCTTGCTGCCATTAAAAATTAAGTTAATTATTTAAGTCCATATTTTTTGATAATATTATCTACACCCGTAGTATCCGCACCATATCTTTTAAGCATTGCTTGTTGGTTTCTCATACTTGTAGACAATTTATCATCATAATCCTTCCATATATCTGCTAAATCAGGGTCAGCTTTGCGAAGTCTTTGAAGCCATTGACTTTCCTTTCCATCAGCTTTTGCTTGGAAAAAACTTTTGAAAAAATCCATTAAACCGGCTTCTTTAACTAATATTTTTTTACGCATATGTATTCATTTATCTTATATAAATATAACATTATTTCAATTTACCTCTTTCTAGCTTTGGATGATGGAGTATTTGATTTGTATACCCTTTCTGCTGCCTTTTTCTCCTCCTCTTTGGTCTTTAATAATTCTCTCCAATAGAACTCTCGAAACTTAACAGGCATGGTGTATACGTCTGTCCAATTGAATCCACCATTTGCATAGTAAACCAATTGAAATAACTTTTGATGTAATAAAGTAGAGTAATTAGTCGGTAGGGTAAAAAAAGTCAACCCCAAAAGGTATACGAAGTGCCTCCGTTTCACCCGTAATCAACGATTCATAATCAAATGTTAAATCTAAATCAGGAGTAATTTCAGATATATGTTTTCTAAGTGCTTTTGAATCTGCTGCTAATAACTGATTGATAACAAAATTATTTATATATCCAATGTCTCTTGTATTATTTACTTCAACAATAAGTCTTCTATATCTAGTTGTAATTTCGTTACTTTGTTTTAAAGTTTTTTCCGATGCTTCCATATCTTTTGCAATTGCAATTTCATCACCATGTGTAAGTAATTTAAACTTAATTGGTGTTTTTGATTTTGGAAGTATAAATTCGTATTCGTTATCTCTATTTAATTTACTTTCGTCAATTTCTTTTATCTTTATTTTAGATAAGTCAATTGTAACCGGAACAGGTTCATTATCTGCAGGGTCATTGATTGTTACATCATACTCAGTACCGAATGCTAATATTCTAGATGTAATTAAGATTGCGTTTTTATCACCCAATACCAAATCATTAATGTTTACTCCTGGTTCAACTACTACTGATTCCAATAACTTATCCAAATGTAATCCTTTACGAATTAGATTTTGATTTGTAATAATGTCTTCTTCTTTTGCAGTCATTAATTTGATTGTAATCTCTCCTTTTGCAAGGGGATTACTTTCTGGATATACCAATCCTTTTGAAGGCAATGATATAGTTTCAGTTGGGAATGCGAATGATTTTTGTGTTTGAGTTGGTTGTGTACCTAATCCTCTTGTAACTTGTTGTTCTATGTTTTGTTCCATAAATAATATAACTTTGTGTTTAATAATATATATACACTTTTAAAAAAAATAAAAAAGGGGATAACATTTCTGCATCCCCTTCTTTTTTATTATTTTTATTCTAAATTAAAACTCAAGTACGGCGTAGTCATACGAAAGTGTAAGTTCAATTGAAACTGGGTCGTTTGAACTCCAATCTAAATCACCAAAGTTAGCTGAATTGATAAATGCTCCTTTTAAAGTCCATTGTTCAACTTTATCACCTACTGGGCCTAAAATATAGAATGTTACATCTTTTTTATAGAAAGCTGCGTATCCATCTCTACCTGTTAATGACTCATGTGATTGTCTAACCCACTCCATAACTTGTTGTGCACCTGATGGTACAATTGGGTCATAAAGTGTTATCGTTACATCGTCCCATGTAGATTTTCCTTTAATCTTTCTTTTTACGTTAATATGGTCTAATTCAACTACTTCCGATGTGAATGTAGGTCTATTCGCAGTTTTGATGATATATGATTCTATACCATTAATTTCCATAATGAATCTATTACTTAACTTAGGTTCAAAATTCTTATAAAAAATTTTATCAAACTCTAATATTTCTGGCATTTCTTTTTATTTTTATTGTTTCTATTATAAATATCTATTTCTTAAATTATCCGTTAAATGCTGCTCCAGTTGGTAAGATGTTGAAATCAATTTGAATGAATTCAGCGGTCTTAGTTGGTTGTAAAAAGATAGAACCTTTCATAATGTTTCTATCAATTACATCTGGAGTATTATTAGAATCGTCCATTACAACACGGAATGCGTACAAACCTTGTCTTTGTTGGATTGATTCTAAATAAGGGTTAACAATATTTAAAAATCTGTTTCTTGTTTCTGATGTGTTTTGTTCAAATACTAAGTATCTTGAAGTAGATGCGATGTATTTTCTTACAGTTAATAATAATCGTCTTACATTAATTCTGTCTAATGCAGATGGTTTATCTTGTAAAGTTTTTTGACCGAATACTACGATACCTTGTCCTGGGAACTGAACGATTGGGTTTACCTTTCCTTCATATAGAGTATCTTTTTCAGACTGAGTTAATCTATTTATTACACTAACTGCTCCTACTAATCCACCTCTATTCAAACCTGCTGGTGCGAACCACTCAGCTGCTACTCTATCGTTTGCTGCAAATACACCTGGAAGTAATACTGATGGTGGAACTGAAATCAATTTGTTTGTATTAACATCAATTGTCTTAACCCATGGGTAGTAAGTTGCTGTCATATTTGAATCTACTGAGTCTGCTTGTGTTGTAGCTTGTGAAATTGAATCACTCGCTGCAGTTGTATCCATAATATAGAAACAATCATCTCTTTGTTCAACCATGTCTAAAACTGAAGTTGCTACCGAAGAATGTAATCTCCTAATAACACCTGGAGTTACAACCATATTGATATCAAATTCATCAGCGTTAGATAATGCAGATATGTGTTTACCATATGCTACTGAACCTGATGATAATGAGTTAGTCAAATTTAATCCTTGTGAGTTACCTGCTATAATATTTGTTCCAGTATAAATTGGAGTTGTTGGATTCATACCATCAAAACCTTCTTGAAATGCTACTACGAATTGTGCAGTTGTATCACCTACTGATAATGTACCACCATTTGATGCGTCTAAACCAAATACTGAAT